TAGCCATCTTATCTGCCATGTCAGCTGTGATTTCTATAGGCACAGTCTTAGGATGATTCAAGATAAAATCAATGATGAATTGTTTTTTGTGTGCTTCGTCTAAGCCAGGATCATACTCAGCACCGATGGTAAATTCATCAGGATCTAGTGCGCCCTTAGCACCAGTATAAAGTTTTACGCGAACAGGATGTTGATGTTTATTAAGATGTTTGCCTAAGATCTTGACCAATGTGCGAGGAGTGATTCTACGACCAATTAAACTGGCTGCCCACTTGCTAATATGATTATATTCAACTGTGGGATTGAGATACACTTTTAGCCTCCTAGAAGCCTAGCACCAGCATTGGTATTTAAACTGCTGTCTTCGCCTTGGTAGCTAGGAGCACCTTCAAAAGGATTTGTTTTAAGTGGACCCATACCGTTGGCCGCTAGTAGATTATTGTTATTGCCTTCTGCTAAACTGGCTTTAACACTTTCACCATACTTAGTGCTGGTATTAGCCATGTTGCGTAAGACATCAGCTACGCCTGAACCTGAAGTATCAGATCCAAACTTATGTAGATTGGTAGCAAATGCCATCGAACTACCTAGGCTGTTTGGAGGTGGACTAGTAAGATCAACTCCTGCTGTAGACCATAGGTTGCTCGCACCAGATATTGAGTTAGCGTATGCTGTTATATCAGCAACACTAAAATTACTAGTGTTAAATGCAGTAACATCTGGACCACCAGCCAAGTGTTGTGTAAAATCACGTATATTAGGTAATCCCCTATATCCATTGCCTGACCCTGTCATTGAATCTATGTCGGGTTGCAATGAGGACATAAGATTAGGTAGTGTTGGGTGTAGATTATTTGTTATAGGAGTATTGACTGTTTGTATACTGCTAAAAAAACCGGGTGCTTGGCTAGCATCACTTATAGCCCCGCCTCCCATATCTTTGAATTTAGTTGCTAATGCGCTGGCTCCATTAAATCCCGCAGTGTCAGCTGGATTAGCTAGTTTCGTATAATCACTTAGATCTTTAAGACTCTGTATACCACCAGCATTACCTACCTCAGGTGCGCTAGTTGCTCCAAATGCAGTGCTAGGTCCGCTTGATCCAATTGTAACTGCACCAATGGGCACTTCCGATGTAGACGTAGATGTTCCTCCCAAAAATGTAGGAGTATTATATAGACTACTATCAGATCCGCTATATGAAGGTAATCCACCAAATGGATCAGTGATACCAAATTGATCTGCAGATATGTTGATAGCTCTTGGGTCAGTGATACTGCCCATGACTTGATCAATCTGCCCTTTATACACAGGATTATCTAGATCATTTAGATCTACTCCGGCAGCCGCTAGTTTCGCATTAACGCCAGTGACATTAGATAATTTATTATTCTGTAGTGATTGCACCAGACCAGTAGGTGTGCCAAAGTTTTTTATGTCAATGCCATTAAACATGGATCCAGTTGATGCCATAGCAGCCCCGGCACCAGAAAAATTACCAATTTGGCTAGTAAGTCCACGTTCGACCATGCTAGACATATTAGTGATACCACTACCAAAATCTCCATAGTTAGTATTAGCCATGAAATCTGTCGCCCGGCGGACTTCAATACCATCTTTGATATGATTCTGTGCTTGGCTGAGGAATGATCCAAATGCCGCCTGATTAGGACTACCACCAAATCCCAAACTTGATTGCAGACTAGACAATGAACTGAGTGCTGTTGTGGCAGCCGAAACCTGGGCTGCTGAATATACTCCGCCTACGTTAGCAGATATTTCTTGCAATTTAGTTGCTGATGCTTTTACATTTGCGCCAATATCTAGTGCAACGTTTTGGTTGATGCCAACCATGGCTGTGATCGTAGCAGGGGTAATACCGCCAGCGGCTGTGCCAAAAGTAACTTTTTGATTCTCTGCAATTACAGAACCAGCTTGCCCAGTTACTAGATTTATGTCATGTTCAGAAGACATATTACTACCCTATGTTATAATCCCGCCTGATGTCACTGGCTCAATACCAGTAGTAGTTTTAATATAATGGTTTTCTACGTCTTTGACTGTAGGTGCATGCATCATCACATGATTTTTACTCAAGCGTATATGTTTATTTAAGTCACTGGTAAACAAACTCTGCATCAATCCTAGGCCCTGTTGGCTAGGCATGACCGTGGTTGGTTTACTAAGAATAAACGCATCATCTGTTTCTTCTACGATTTTAGCTACCAGCTCGTCACCGTTCATTATCTTGAAACTTACCACTTGATCTTTTTCGTATTTGTTAGTTACTAACACTTGATTCCCCTAGTTTGTTGAATAATTCTTCATCTGATAATCTTGCTAATCCTTGATACCCACCTTCTACAAATAACTCATCGCCTTTGTAAATCTGCGGTGCTGTGCGATGTCCTTGACCAATCAACCACTCACGTGCTTCTTGATCTTCATCAATCTTGATTTCTTTATATGCGATGTTTTTTGTTTTTAATAAATGTTTGGCCTTATCGCAGAATGGGCAATAATTTTTACTGTATACTGTTAACATCTTATAACTCCGGTAATTCATCGTAGTCAACGTTTTCACCCATGACTCCGATCACATAATTCGTTGATTCATTTTCTTGTAGGGCTGTCTGTTTCTTGCTGGTATCGCTGTGTTTATTAAACCACGGTATAGGTGTGGTCTTGGGTGCTGACGACTGATATTTGATACCAATATCTTTGAGCGCACCAACAGCGGTATAGTCTACGAACTCTTTTAGGATATTAGCATTAAGACCAATCACAGGACCTAGTTTGAACAAGTAGTCTGCCCAGGCTTTTTCTTCACGTATGACATCTTCATACATAGAATAGACTTCATCAGCACACTCTTCTTTTACTCGGGCAAAACGTGCATCTTCTTTGACTACCTGATTAATTAGCCAAGCAGTCCATTCCTTATGTAGAACTTCATCTTGTAAGATTAGTGAAATAATATTACCGTTGCCGATGAAGATCTTGTTTTCAACCATTGCTAGACTAGTAGCGAATGATACCATGAAACGGAACGCCTCGAGTCCGTAACTGGCGTTTAATGCCAACCATATAGCTTTAATATGTTCTTGTTCATCTACTTTGTTTCCTAGCTCTTTCTTGCAGTTGATACTGTGCAGAGCATCATAGTAGTTGCCAATGGTGGATGCCATACTGATAATCTCATTGGTGTCATGGATAGTGTTAAACACATCTTTAGGCACGTTGTAGATATTGCGTATGATATGGCTGTAGCTACGTGAATGAATATTAGTTTCAAAGAAACTCCAGTTATACATCAATGCTTCTAATTCTGGGATACTTACCACAGGGGTGAATACCTGTGCAGGTCCACGCCCTTGTAAACTATCTAGGGCAGTTTGTCTTAGTAAGTTGCTGGTAAAGATGTGCTTGACAGTATCGCTAGCATCTTTAAAATCATTTGAATCTTTAGTTAAACTTACTTCTTCCGGAATCCAAAAGAATCCACGAGCAGTCTGTTCTAATTTTACTAGTTTATTGTATTTGACTTCTTCAAAGCGTTGGATAGTAACTGGGCCCGCTGGGTCAAGGAACATCTTACGGTTAAGATAATCTGTGTCGTGTTTTAGATCGTATTGTGCTTTTGACATTTATAATTTACAGCTTTCGCAGTCCTCTTCTGTTGTTTCTTCTACAATTACTTCTGATTTTATTTCATCTACGGCTTTACTACCAGCTTTGTTGATTAGGCTGTAATAGAATGTTTTAATACCCCAAGCATGTGCCTGCATTAGATTACGGGCAATTAGTGTGGTTGGAACTTTGCGATCAGGAAAGTGTGCTGGATTGTAGAATGTATTTGTTGAAATACTTTGATCCACGTAAGCTGCCAACACTGCCGCGGTTTTGAGATACCCATCACAGTCCTTCTGTTCCCACATCAATTGATATCTATTCTTTAATTTATTATACTCAGGAACAACTTGGATAAAGCTACCTGCTTTTGATTCTTTAACACTGATCAAACTCATAGGCATTTCAATACCGTTTGTTGATCCAATTACCACGCTAGAACTTTCTACTGGAGCGATAGCCATCAGTGTAGCATTACGCACACCATATGATCTCATGTCGCTACGTAGTTGTTCCCAATCTAGTTCGCGTGTTGGTGTAAAGTCTGCTAGTTTGTTTACAGCTCGAGCACGGCGTTCCCATGGGAAGTGTCCTTTACCGTAGCGTGTGTGTTCACTGTGTAGACATGCTCCACGTTCTTTGGCCAACTCAACTGTGGCTTCTGTTAGGTAGAATGCCTGATGTTCCATCCATGTTTTAACTTCTTGTAAGGCATCTGTTTCACCATAGCGTAGATTCTTTTTAGCGTGCCAATAGGCAAGGTTAGTAACGCCAATACCTAGAGGTTGTATTTCATCATTGCTGAGTTTGCTCTGTATGCTTAAGAAGTCTTGATAGTCTAAGATGTTGCATAAGCTACGTTGTAAGATGCGGCAAGCTCGACGCATGTCTTCTGGATTACGAAAGGCACCCCAATTGATGCTGCCAAGTGTGCAAAGTGCGATACGACCTTTATCATCATCTAAACGTTTAAATGGTTTAGTAGGCAGTAAGATCTCACAGCATAAATTACTTTGATAGATCGTATGATATTCGGGATCAAACGGACCTTGATCCATTACGTTATCAATAAACACTAGATAGATACGTCCAGTATCAGTTCTCTCTTTTAATATCCCACTTTTAAAAACTTCTTCAGCTGACAGCACTTTTTTACGCAGACCACGTTGCTTTTCATACTTGACATATAGTTCTTCAAATAGTTTTGTATCTTTATAGAATGCTTCATACAAGTCGGGCACTTCGTTTGGATCAAAGAATGTGATATTTTCCTTGTTTTTAAATCTGCGCCAGAACATGGCATTTAACACCACACCATAATCCATGTGACGCACACGTGTTTCTTCTGTGCCTTGATTGTTCTTTAATACTATTAGATCGTCAAACTGGTGATGCCATATTGGATAGAATACTGTAGCTGATGCGTTACGGATACCACCTTGGCTGCATGATCTTAAATCACCGAACCATTTCTTAAGGAAGGGGATCATGCCTGTGTGCATGATTTCCCCGCCTCGTATAGGACTACCCAAAGGGCGCAAACGACCTATCTCTAATCCGATGCCTGCACGCTTGCTGGCATACTTGGCCATCATTTCTCCTGATGCGAAAATGCTGTCTAGGTCATCGTCTGATTTGATCAACACGCAGGAACTAAACTGTTTTGTGGGGGTACCTAGGCCAGCGAGCACTGGAGTGGCGAGCGTGAACAATCCGTCACTGGCGCAGGTATAGTAATCTCTAATATATTTTAAACGTTGTGTGGGATTCTCCATATGGAATACCGTTGCCGCTGCGACCATATAGCGAACCTGTGGGGTTTCATAAATCTGTTTTGTAGAACGATTCTTGACTAGATATTTTTCGATCAACTGTTCAATGGCTGCATAACTATATTCTTCGTCCTTGGCATGATCGATAATGTCATCCATGCGATTCCACTCTTCTTCAGTGTACCATTCGAGAAGTTCTGATGTATATAATCCTGTGGCTACGTTCTTTTTTACAATTTCATACAGGTGCGGCACTTGATAGTCACCGTAGATGTCTTTGCGTAACATACTCAGACGTTGCTTGCCTGCTACGAATTGATAATTAGTGTGCCCAACTTCAGGTTCATGTTCTACATCAATTAGGTCAACTATAGCACGGAGTGTTATCTCGTCGATTTCACGTGTTGAGATACCATCGTAAAAGTGTGGTTGAGCTTTGATCTCTATCATGGATTGGCTAACATCAGCTACACCCTGACATACTTTAGCTACCTGTGCCTGCCATTTTGTTAGATCCAGTGGTACGATCTGGCCACTGCGTTTTTTGACTTGAATATTGCTCAATTTGATACCTCTTTTAGTATTTCTCTAATGCTAAATCTGTGCTTGAATATTGATACAGCAAATGCAACTGCTTTTCTTCTACTTGTTTTGTATTTACTATTTCATAGGGCCAGTAATTAAGAATATATTTTCCATCATCTAGCCAAGCTACTGTATAGCGTTGCTTATCTTTATAGTCATAATAGACCCTCAGTTCCATGGGAGTATTTCTATGATGAGTAAAGTATATAGTATATAGGATTCCTAGTGCTTTAGCAACGTCACACCAGTAGTTTTCGGCTAATAAAGTCCAGGGATCTGGCCAAGTATTTGGATCGCTAGGATCTAAATTATAATTAACAAATGGAGCTGTGCTCCACATGTTGTTAAGTTCTATTACTGCTGATTCCAATGGCAGACGATCTAGTTCATGGCGAAAGTCTTTCCACTCTGCCAGCCTGTCATTGACACGCAGATTCCAAAAATTCTGCCACATGATTAACTTAGATTTTGGAATACGTAAGTCAGTGTAGCATTATCGCCAGTATTGGTAGTGGTATAACCTAATACTACTGCATTAGCATTGCTGCCAAAAGATAAAGTTACACCTGTAACAGCAGTTTCACTGTAGTCATCATCATAAGCAACATTACCAACAAGATTAGTTACTTTGATAGATCCAATCCTGATAGCGGTATTTCTCGTGATATTATAATTGATTATTTGGCTGTTCGTTGATGGTATAGTAATTGCAGCAATATTAGCTGTGGTATTATTTGTTAAAGTTACTGTTTGTGGTTGAAGATTACCTACTAAAGAAGTTAATGTAGCTACATTGGCTGCTAAGTTTGCTACGTTAGCTTCTAAATTAGTAATACCAATATTGATTAGCCCGATACTATATTCTGTTAAGATTTCAGTAACACCGGTAGTAGGTGCACCTTCTGCTAGTGTGCCTTTACCAATGAATAGTCGTTGCGTGTCTACGCACCAACCAAATTCACCAGTTGCCAGTGCTGGTAGATCTTCCTGATATCCGCTACGTACCTGTATTTGTGAGACTTGTATTACAGCCATGATTATACCTTAATTCGTTATCTAGTATTTATGCTAACTTATAATACTGCTCAACTCTATCAAACCAACGATCCATCCAGATATTCCATTCGTTGCCACTTACTGTCCAAGTTTGGAATTCTGGCGTTGCAAAAGTGTTATCTTCTAGGAGTTTAGGTGCTACTGCCATGAGTATCACACCCTGACGTATATCAGTTCCGTGGACTTCATTATGTGCGGCAGCATAGGCGCATAATTGAAGGAAATAGTCTT